AAAATATTATATAAAAACATATTGTTTATTACAAATATTTAAGCAATAGATTCCCATCCCCAGTCATCTCCTGTCATACCATCTGCATTGTAGTCTGTCACAGTTCCTTCAAAAAAGTTTTTAAAACTATCACCATTAATAATCCAGTCTAGCCAGTCTAATGGGTTGTCCTTAACTTTGAAGTTTGGTTTAAGTCCTAACTGAATTAAACGTCGATCTGCAAGATACCTAATATAGGTCTTTACTTCATCTTTTTCCAAACCATTAATTGATCCCATTTCATAAGCGAGGTCAATTACTTTATCTTCTAATTTAACAGCTTGACGATACATTTTATAAATAGACTTTTTAAATTCATCATTTACAATTCTAGGATGCTCTTTAACATATTCTCTAAATAATTGTGTCATTCCTTGAACATGCATTGTTTCGTCTCTAATACTCCATTCAACAATCTCGCACATACCTTTCATTTTACCAAAACGCTGGTAGTTTAAAAGCATTACAAACGCTGAAAAGAGACTCATTCCTTCATTACATGCAGACTGTGCAAGTGCTAGCCCGAGACCTTTTTTAGTACTAACATCATTTTGCTGCATAAATTCAATCTTGTCACTCATTTCTTTATATTCAAGAAAGGCACCGTACTCTTCTTCTGGAAGTCCTAGTGTATCGTTAAGCAGAGCATAACTACGTTGATGCGTGCCTTCACGATTTGCAAAGCTTAATAGCATACTCCTAATTTCATTATTTTTAAATTTAGGTATAAACAGATCACAATAATTACCTCCTACTTGTACGTCGCTTTGCGTGAACAGGCGAAGTATTTGTGTAATATGATTCTTTTCTCCAGAAGAAATCTTTCCACCTTTCCATTGATTTACGTCTTCTGCTAGTTTTGCTTCCCAACTCCCCCAGTGAATTTTTTCATGTGACTCAGCAATTTCCATTGCCCAAGGATACGAGAAAGGCTTATATGTTGTATTGTATTTTAGTAATGACATCGTTCACTCTTTGTATTGGTTTTGTATAATAATTATCCTTGACAGCTTAAGCAATCATCAGGATCAGAAAAGTCTTTCAACTTATTTTGTTCTACTTTTTGACTTACTTTTTCAGCGCTAGCGCCGGCGTTTGTTCTTAGATAATATAGGCCTTTTAGCTTCTTTTTCCATGCCCTAATATGAACAGCATTCACGTAAGACTTATCTGTTCCTGACGGGAAGAACAAATTAACACTTTGTCCTTGACAAATAAACTCTTGTCGATCACCTGCATGATCGATAATCCATCTTTGATCTAATTCAAATGCTGTTTTAAATACTTCTTTATGCCAGTCAGACATCCAGTCTAAATGCTGAACAGAACCTTCTGCAAGAATAATTGATCTCCACTGTTCTCTCATCCACGCTTTTTCATTTTTAATCTTTAAATCTTCGCAATATTGATTTAAAACTTTTCCCAAACGCGGATTTTTTACAAGATATGATCCTACTCTAGTCCTATGTGTATATGCATTGCTCTTCCAAGGTTCAATTGAAGGTGAAGTACCTGCAATAATAGACGAATTAGCATTAGGAGCTATCGCAAGCAAATGTGCATTTCTTACGCCATAACCAACACCATCTGGGCACTCACCTTTTAATTTAGCAAGTTCTTTTGTTTTTTGTAGTGCTTTTGCTTTGATAACACTAAAGATTGTCTTGTTAGCTGCTACAGCAATACCACTTTCAAACGGTATGTTTTTATATTGCAAGTATGAGTGAAAACCCATTGCACCAAGCCCTAAGCTTCTTTCAGCACGTGCAGATCTAATTGCTCGACTCAAGGCTTCAGGCGCATAATGTATAAAGTATTCAATTACATTATCAAGATATTCAATTAAGTCTTCTACAATCGTAGAGTCCTTCCATTCATCATATTTTTCAATATTAAGAGAGCTTAAACAACAAACAGCACTTCTATCTTTAGAAACAGAAAGATGGACCTCATTGCAAAGATTACTTCCGTGGATCTTTAAGCCAAGATCTTTTTGAAACTGTGGTAGATGTTTGTTTGCTTCATCAATAAAATTAACATAAGGTTCACCTGTTCTAAATCTAACTTGAATGATTCTTTGCCACAACTGTCTTGCGTCAATTGTATCTCTTACAGAATTGTCATTAGGGTCTTTGAGCTCCCAAACATCACCATTCACAACAGCTTCCATAAACTTTTCAGTAACGTTAACTGCGTTATTTAAGTTAAAACATTTGCGATTGACGTCGCCTCCTGTTGGAACTCTTAAATTTAAAAATTCAAGAATATCTGGGTGAGAAACATCCATATAGGCAGCATAACTACCTTTTCTTGTTTTACCTTGACGGTAAGCAGTCATGTCGCTATCAACTGTTTTAAGAAAAGGAATAGGCCCCGGGGCTATAGAGCTATTTGATCTTACATCTGACCAGTGTCCACCTACACCACCTCCTTTTACAGACATCCAACGAAGTTCATCTGAATGTGATATGAGTCCTTCAAGTGAGTCGTCAACGTATGTTAGAAAACAAGAAATAGGTAGTCCTCTTGCAGTACTTTCTGGCATTGGTGCATTTGAAAGTATTGGCGAGCTAAACATAAAATAACCTTTAGAGGCATAATCGTATATTCTTTGTGCTAACTCTAAACTTCTGGTTTCTTCTGTATCGTTTGTCCTGTCTTTTGAAAATGCTACAGCAGCTCTTGCAAAACTCTCTTGAGGAGATACTTCGTCTTCATGCATATAGTAGTCTTTGAGTAAATTTTTTGCAAAATCAGTTAAATTATCATCTCTGCTTAGATCGATTGTTATACCATAGCATTCTTTTTTCATTTAAATTCCTTTTAATCTGAACTACCGACGCTTCCGTCTTTTCTCTTAGCGTCGCCTGTAATCTCTAAATATTCTTCTTCAGATACCAAATCAAATTGATTATCACATTTAACTACGACAATTTGAAAAGGAAGCTTAGTGCCTCTCTCTACCATATACTCTTTTGCACCTGTGTTAATACAATTGACAAATACTTCACCTGTATAACCGCTGTCAATAACACCCGCTCTAACTTTTAAAGGAGTTTTTGTAATAGATCCTCGTTCTTGAATTAAAGCAACGTATCCTTTTGGCACGCTAATCTTAAGCCCTGTTGGGATTAAGACTTTAAACTTTTTTGAATTGTATTTGTCGTTAATAGTAACGTTTCTGTATGATGTAGGAGTTATCGAATAATTTTCGCCGCAATTGTACAAATCCAAACCTGCACTTTCTCCATTATATGCAGGTGCGTAATCTTTTACATCAATATCGTTGTGACAAAGAATATTTTTTAAATCTTTTGAGACACAAATCTTAGTCATCTTTTTTATTTACCTCTTTCCACTTTTCTCGTAGTTTTTCTTTCATGCTATTGTTATCTTGAGCAACAGCTTCGTTTAATGTCATTGAATTTTCATCCAAGATTTCAAACTTAGACTTTGCTGTATCAATGTTGATTGGAAACAATAGGCCGTCTCGTCCCGCGCGATTCTTTGCAACGAAGATTCTACCAGTACCTTCAGACTTTTCCATTGGTTTACGACTAATTGAGAGAACTACATCAGCAACTTGTGCTTTTCCATATGACTCTCCTAAGTTTTCTAGGCCAACAACGTCTGACTTAGAAGAATCTTTATTAGCTTGCGATGCTGTCCAAATAGGAATACTTAGCTCTACAGCAAGATTTCTTAATTCTGTATAAATAAGCTTTAATTCATGACGCAAAGAGTCATAAGCTCTTGAAGATTTCATAACATCAGCATAGTCAACAGTTACCAAGCTTGGTTTAAACCCTTTTAGCGTAAGTTTTTCAATATGATTCCTTAAAGTCATTACAGAAGCTGAACCTGTTGGGTATTCTTTGATAATAAGCTTACCTAGTTCCATCTTTTTATATTTAGAGATAACTTCATCTTTTCTTTCGATAATCTCGTTAGACACAATGTCGCAAAGGTTGGAATCATATCTTTTACCTGTGTCATGCTCAGAAAGCTCAAAAGTATAGTGAATTACGTTTTTGCCAGCACGCATAGCTGCACAACCCATTGCAACAAGGAAGTGCGATTTACCAACACCTGTGTTTGCTGCAATGACACCTAGCTCACCTCGACCCAAACCGCCTCTAAGAATATCTTGAGCATCAATACGATCTAGACCAGTTGGGCAAACCTGACGATTGATCTGGACAAATCTTGCCTCAATGTCGTCAAAGAAGTCATGACCTGCAGTATTTGGCATGCCTACAGAAATAGCTTCTTTCATAATATTAAGAACAGATTCATACCTTTCAGTTTGAATAAGCTCAACACTTTGCTCAAGAGCTTCGCGAAATGCTTGTCGCTTGCAAAACTCTAAAGATTTATCTTTGACATATTGAAGATCACCCATGTCAGGATTAGACTTCATTCTGTGAAGATATTCAATAATCTGGTCTCGCAAGACAGCATCTTTAGTCTTAGAAAGATCTTCTTTGATAATCGTAATTAGAATTGTAAGTGTTGGAAATGTCTTGTATTTTTGATAATAAGTAAAGTACTTATCGCAAAGATACTCTAAATACTTTAAGTCGAAGTAGTCAGGGTTAACAACTTCAATCATTTGTGCTGACCATGTTGGGTCAGTTAACATGCTTTGAAAGACTTTTTCTTGAAAAGCT